CGATATTGGAAGAAATGGAATGATTTCATTCTCCAGAAATTCCAAAGGTGTAACCTCCACACTATTGATTGCACCAGCAAATTTGTATCTGTTCAAGTAGGTGCTGACTGTGTACCATGCTGCAAAATCAACTTCATTATCTCCCAAAGTAAGCAAGTACAAACACAAGTCACCAGCACCTGACACTGGTGCATTTGTTAATGGTGATCTCATTCCACCACCATCAAACCATGATACAAAGTATTTTGCATTTTCATCATCAACAGGATTTTGGAATCCTCCAGCACCATGCACGAATTCAACAAATGAAAATACATCACCCGTACGTGTTATGAAGCTGTCTACATTTTCTAATCTTATGTTTCCAAGATCATCAATTATATAAACCCTTTCACAATCGACTTCATGACCAGCAATCGCAAGAAATATTTTGTTTGTGCTGCCTGAAATAGCGTGTATGACATATGCAGGTGTAGCACCAAAATATTTTTTTGTCCCTGTTTCGTCAAAATAGAATCCTGACTGACCTATAATCAAAGGTAGGTTTTTGCCTTTATGAACATCATTCACATCAATGGTTGTTGTTCCTCCTTTGAAGATGGTGTTGAATGGTGAAATGCTGGTGTTCAAAAGTGCTGACAATGAAATTGCATCAATGATTTGATTTGCACCAACTGACAAAGGAAGTGCAGAAGCTTCAACTGTTGGTGTCTCTATGCTGAATTCTATATATGACTTTGCTTTGTCTCTATGTCCGTATATCGGTTGTTTTGCTATGCCATGCACCAGATTAACCCGTTCTTCATAGTTCTGGATCTGTCCTTCCTTGACCAAAATATAATCAAGTTCACACTTTGCATTCTCCAGTGTGTTTTGTCTGCTGTACTGCTGTGCAACATCGATATCACACAGATATACAGCTATAGGTGTTGAATATGATGACACCTGAAAACCTAGATCGGGAAGTTCAAACGAGAAGTCGGGATCTTCCACCAGTCCACCATGAAATTGCACATCAACACCTTCAGAAGATGGTATCAAAATCGGTTCTGTTGATGCTCTGAAGGTTCTACCATTCCATTCAATGGAAAGAAGAAATACAGGTTGTGAACCTTTCCATTGTTCCCGTGTTGCCTGCATTATAAAACCTCAATCAAAGACATGGTTGCAATCCGGAATACTTCACCTTCACTATTTCCTGTGTTCTCTGAACCAGTGATTGAATCGATGGATATTTCACTATCTATCAATGACAACATGTGCTGATCTCTTCTGTTAAAAAGCCTGTTATCATTGTCTGTACGTATCACAGGAAGGTACACCACAGGATTGTGTGAACCTTGACATTGTCTCAACACACCTTCTATCAAATAGGGTACATCTTGATATACTGCAACAGGTTCAGCAGCTGCGTCTGAACTACTTTCAAAAAAGTCTGGATCGGGATTGCTGTTGTAGAATGCTGACACATCAACACCATCTGACCATGCAATTTGAACTGTTCTCTGTTCTGGTGCAACCACACGTGAATAACGGGTCCTGTCTGGTGTTGTGGTCGTTATGTTGCCTGCTTCAAGTGTTATGCTTCTGCCTTTGCTGTACTGTGTACCAGATATGACAACAGAACCAACAACCAACAATGACAGCCTGAATTGGTCATGTATGGTTGATTGTGATTGTATGTTTATAGCCCATGCAGATGCATCAATACCATTCAAATTACATACAGCAGTGCATTCAGAAGGTATTATGAACAGTGTTCCAGATGACAATGTTGGTGAACCATCAAGAATGATAGTTGACTTCTTTCCTGACACATTGCCAAATCCACCTTCTGAATTGGATACAATGGTGAAAAACTCCACAGTAGGACCTGATTCAAGTCTAACCGTGTAGCCTTTCAATTCATTGAAAAAATAATAGCTTTGGTCAATCACATTTGTGGTGTCTTGTTTTAACGCCTTTCCACTACACAAAAAGCCGTGTTTCATGCCTGATGACGATTCAAAAGTGTGCAGTGTTGCCCATGCTGCACCATTCCAATATTGAACCTGAAAATCTTTGAAGTTTATTCCAGACAAGTGAAATCCTATTATGTCATTTCCGATATCAGTTGCTGTTGCTGCTATCTGAAGCGGTATTCTTTCAGCTGATATCGAAGCACCAGCAGACACAGATGCTGACCTATAGAACACACGTTTTGAAGGGGATATATCATAGAATATATTGTCGATTGTGTTTTGTGATGTCGCTTCAACTTTCCATTCTTCATTGATGTATGATGTACCACCAGCCGCAAAAATTGAAACACCTTCATATGCATATGTTTTGTTCTTTGCACTATACTTTTTCCCTATTGATGAACCTGAATCGATTGCAGTCATATCAGCAGCTGCAAAACCATCTGAAATTGCAAATTCATATATTCTAGATTCTGCTGTTCCTGAAGTTGGTGAACCATCTATCCCGACAATCATTTTGGTTTGACTGGTTGCACCTGTTGCAACAACTGACAATGTATGGTTAAAAACTCCTGTGTTAAACTCTTTTAATTCATACTCTGTTGATGTTCTTGTTCTGTAGTAGAATGCACATTTTCCTTTGAAAATAGCACAAATTAGTTCTGAATCTACTCGATTGTCATGTGAAATTGTTGCAATCGTTGATGGTGTACCAGTAGAAGAATCAAAAACTCTTATTTGAGTAGGTTTCAATTCTACTTCTACAATGCAAATATTTCCTGATGACTTTTCTGTTTCTAACCTTAATATTGTTGGTGCTAAAGTTGCACCTGTACCGGATGAAACAACCCTATATGTCATTCTTACAGTTATAGATTCAAAATTATTATCAGGAATTGATGAAGTTGGATTTGCTTGTGTTCTGGTTAAAAACACATTGTTTTGACTTGATGTCACCTTCAATTCAGTGTGACCAGATTGTAGAATTTCTGTTCCTGATCCTGTTCTGCTGAATTCACTGCTGTTTGAAACCACTTCAACAGGTATGTACACAAATGTGTTGTTTTGTCGTAATATCTCAATGTTTCTCGGATAAAAATGTGATCTTTGTGGATAAGGAATATTTGTATATCCACCTAAATAGTAAAAAAACAAAGAATCACCCGTTGTTGTTTGTGTGCTGTTACAAACAAGAATAGAACCACCCAAATGTGTCAATGCTTTGAACTGATTCAAATTGTTGGATGTGCTTTGAAAATATACATACTGATTCTGTGTTGATGTACTTGATCTTGTTACTTGACTGAAATCCTGATCACCTGTACCATAAAAACCCATAACAGCAGAATCAGCAATGTTCTTTACTACTATTCGGATACTTTGATCATATCCTGACCACGCTGAAAGTTCACCACCAGACATATTTGCATCTGTTCCTGAAGCATAATCACCAGCTGTTGAACCTGTATCTGCTTGTGTAAACTTTCCGGCAGTACGCAATGACTGAACGCTAAAAAAGGCATGTGGAAGCACCATAAAGTGTATTTCATCAGTTGCTGCAATATACGAAACACAGAACCGATCTTTGTTCAGAAATAAAGAAGGTCTATGAAAAGAATTTGAGGTTATTTCTGCATCTGTTGTAACCTTGATGAAGTTTCCACCACCATCAACTGATGCATACTGCATGATCTGGTTCTTGTTTGAATGTCCTGAATTATTTGAAAATAGTTCAATCAAAAGTAGTATTTGACCATTTGTGGTTGCTGTTCTTGCTTTTTTAATCTCATAACTTGATGAACTTGTTGATATTTCTTTTGAAAGTGCTGATTGACTTATTAACGTCCATGAACCACCAAAATCCGTAGACTGATATACATCTATATTTGTTGATTCTTGTGTTTCCTTAAAAACAATGATTAGAAGAATGTCTTGTTCTATTCTTACAATCGTAGGAAATTGTGCATCTGTGCATATTGATACAGTATTTTGTGCTCCTGTTCTGGTTACAGATGTCGCTTCAATTGTTGTTGTGGATGAAGATGTATCAAATTTTTCATAGCAAGTAATTATTGTTCCATTTTCAAATGTGATTGCATCCGGTTCAGAATATTGTATTGTTCCAGTTTCTTCTTTGATGATTTCAAACCTTTGAAACACAAAATCATGATTGCAACCATACAAAGCAGTTGAAGCACCTGATTCTTCATTTCTTATTTTAAATTCTGCTGTTGTGGGTACACCTGCATTTGATGT